GGGCGGATATAATGATGGTAGAAGTTTCCCTGGTGCTACAGCACATTGGAATTGTAGGAGCAGTCAAATAGCAATCACTAAAAGCTGGGAAAAATTAGGTTCTAAAGTAAAAGCTGAAGTTCCAGTAGGTACTCGTGCTAGTATGGATGGTCAAGTTGCAGGTGGTCAAACATATGAAAAATGGCTTGGTGGTAAATCAAAATCTTTTCAACAAGAAGTAATGGGTAAAGAAAAACAAAAGCTATGGTCAGAAGGCAAAGTTGGTTTTACTGATTTAGTAAGTCAAACAGGAAACCCATTAACACTCGCACAAGTAAGGAGAAAAATTAAATAAAATAAAGCTTTACATACGCATTTAGTTCGTATATAATGTTTACATAAGGTTAATTAATCTTATATAACTAAACTAAATAAGGAAATAAAATGATAAAAGATAAAGATATAAGAGATATAAACGATGAAATTGGTGTATTAAACTGGTACATTAAAAATAATAAAAAAGAAAAAATTGCTTACATTGGAATTAATATGTTTGGTTGGGTAACAGAAGATACTATAGAAAAATGTATCACTGGTATAAAAGAAACAAGCAGAAAATGGAGTGATGTTAAAGCAAAAGATTTGCCTTACAGAATCTTTATGGTATTAAATTCTACTACTAATTATAATATTGGAATGGGAGTAGAAATTATGGGTAAATCAGATAGAGGATATCAAAGTATTTTAATTGAAGATACATACCCAGAATAATTTAACAATAAATGTTAATAACATTGCCCCCTTAATTGGGGGTTTTTTTTGTACGAATTAAAAACCTGTGCTAAAATGCTTGGCGACGAAGTCATTTTTATTAAATATAACGGGGTTATATAATGAACGAACAAGCGGAAGAAGTACAATCAGTTACATATACACAGGAAGAATTTAATGGGATTAAAGATAAATTAAATCAGTTCCGTGTTAATAATGTTAAACTAAAAGAGGATATGGAAACCCTTTCTCAAAAATTTGAGGGTATTGATATTGATTCTTATCAAGATATGTTAAGTAATCAAGAAGCAATGAAAACAAAAAAACTTATAGATGCAGGTAAAATTGACGAGTTGCTTGAAGAAAAAACCAAGCAAATGAGAGAAGTGCATAACAAGGAATTAGGTAAAACGACACAAGTGAATCAATCTTTACAAGAACAACTAGCCAAGCTTGTAATTGATAACGCTGTAAGAGATTCTGCTACTAAAGCAGGTGTTGTTGATACTGGTATGGATGATATATTACTTAGGTCAAAGTCAATCTTCTCATTGAAAGATGGAAAGGCTGTACCAACAGATGCACAAGGTAATACTATCTTTGGACATGGAACAAGTGAGCCAATGAGCGTTAATGAATGGGTTAATGCACAGATGGATGTTGCACCTCATTTATTTAAATCATCTTCAGGTAGTGGTTCAGCACATGGCACTAGACCAAATGGAACAAACAGTCAAAAGCTTACTTCCATACAAAAATTAGAACAAGGCTTCTCAAAATAGGTTTATAATACACTTATGTTTTAACTCACCTATCAGGGATAGTTAGATTTAAACATAATTTTTTAGATAACTATCGGGGATAGTTAGACCCTACTTTAATGCCGGTGGCATACAGTAGTAGATGTTTTTTAATCTGCCTGTATTTTATGGGCATTATTTTTTTATATAGGAGTCATAACTATGGCATCAGTTACACTAGCTGAAAGTGCAAAACTTTCACAAGATATGTTGGTTGCAGGAGTGATTGAAAATATCATTACTGTCAATCCTTTTTACGAAGTATTACCATTTGCAGGTATTGAAGGTAATTCTTTAGCTTACAACAGAGAGAACGCTTTAGGTGCAGCTCAATGGACTACAGTAGGCACAGCAATTGCAGGTGGTAAAGCACCAGCAACTTTCACTCAAGTTACAACTTCATTAACTACTCTTGTAGGTGATGCAGAAGTAAATGGTTTGATTCAAGCTACTCGTTCTGACATTAATAACCAGAAAGCTGTTCAAGTTGCTTCTAAAGCAAAAGAACTTGGTCGTCAATATGCTTCTAAGATGATTGTAGGTGTAGGTGCGAACAATGAGTTAGATGGTTTAATTAACTTAGTTCCAGCAGGGCAAAAAGTGGCTTCAGCTGCAAACGGTTCTGTTTTAACTTTAGAAAAGATGGACGAGTGCATGGACAAAGTAGTTGATAAAGATGGTGAAGTAGACTACATTATGATGAACTCAAGAACTATTCGTTCTTACATGGCATTGCTTAGAGCATTAGGTGGAGCTTCAATTAATGAAACTGTCACTTTGCCAAGTGGTCGTCAATTACCTGCCTACAGAGGTGTTCCAATTTACCGTAACGATTACATTCCAGTAAATGTTACTCAAGGGAATATTGCAACTGCTACTGTGGTTCTTATGGGTACTCTTGATGATGGTTCTATGATGCATGGTATCTCTGGTTTGACTGCAAGTGGTTCAGCAGGTATTCAAATTGAAGAAGCTGGTATCTCTGAAACTAAAGATGAAACTATAACTCGTGTTAAGTGGTACAACGGACTTGCTCTATTCTCGAACTTGGGAATTGCATCAATGACTGGTATTAGTAACTAAGAGTGTTTAATCTTACCCTCACCTTCGGGTGGGGGTTTTTACTGGAGTAATTATGGCAATAGATGCAACTGTAAATGGTGCAAATTCAAATAGTTTTATAACTGTTGCAGAAGCAGATGCGTACTGGGCAACAAATTTATATCCTACAACTTGGGATTCAGCTACAACTGCTAACAAGGAAAAAGCTTTAAAAATGGCAACAAGAATTTTAGATGAAAAGGTAGCTTGGGTAGGAACAAGGGCTACTTCTGCACAAGCATTAGGATGGGGTAGGACTGATGTTTACTATGATGGTATTACTGTTGAATCTACAACGATGCCAATACAAATTTCCAATGCCACAGCACAATTTGCAGGTGATTTACTTGTAAGTGATTTAACCGCAAACGCTGAAGGCAAAGGACTTAATTCATTGAAGGTTGGCGACATAACGCTAGACTTTGATAAATCAGATACAGCAGGTGTTATGCCTGAAATAGTTCAAGAAATGTTAAGAGGTTGGGGAACTATCTACGCTAGAGCCAAGTTTGGTTCTGTTGCAGTAGTGAGAACCTAATGGGTTTTAAAACATCCATTCAAGGATTAGTTCAATCCGCTTTTGTAACTATTGGCGATATAGCAGAAACTGTTACTTATACTTCAATTGCTCAAGGGCAATATGATAGTTTTACTGGTCAAATAACAAACACAAACACAGAATATACTTTTAATGCAGTAGTTAAATATGGTGTATTAGAAAAAGATAAAGTAGGTGCAAACGATACTGAAACATCTTTTACTGGTGATATAGAAATAATGTTTGCTAGTGAAGATTTAGCAATTGAGCCAAGTACATCAGACACAATAACACGAAATTCAGAACTATACGCTATTAATGGTATATCTTCTGATGCAGTTAAAGCCACATATACTTTAAACCTTGTGAGATTAGGATGAGTGTTGAATCATTTGAAATTGATTTAAAAAAATACATTGCTGTTATGGGTGTTAATGTAGACCAAGCTGTTAGAACAATTGCTTTGGATTTGTATAATAATATAACTCAAATGACTCCAGTTGATACTGGTCGTGCAAAAGGAAACTGGAATACAGGTATTGGAAGTCCTAATACATCTATAAATGAAGGTGCTAGAACAACACAACCACTTCGTGTAAAAGTAGGTGATGGATTAAAAGGTATATATATAACAAATAGTTTGCCATATATTTATACTTTAGAATATGGTAATGCCACAAGACCGCCAGTAGGTATGGTTAAAGTTTCATTAAATAATTTAAAAGTGAGTATTAATAATGTCATTTGAAAATGAAAGAACTGAAATTGAAAATAGATTACAAGCTAATTGGATTGATACGCCTGTTTCTTGGGAAAATATAACTTTTAATGAACCTAACAATAGTCCGTGGGTTAGGTTAAACATATTGAACGGTGCTACAGAATATAGAGCAATTAATTATAAGAAAAGATATAATGGTATAATTAATGTACAAATTTTTGTACCAATTAAAACAGGTACTACTGTAGCAAGACAATATTCAGACATTATTTGTAGTTTATTTGATTCTGTAATATTTGATACTGTTGTTTGTGATACTTCAAGTGTTACAATTGTTGGCTCTGATGCAAAGTGGTATCAGATTAATGTAGATACACCTTATTGGAGAGATTCATGAGTAAAAAAGAAATAAAGTTATATCCACCGAAGGGTGGGGATGCTGTAATTCCACATCCTTCAAAAGTTGCGGAAATGAAAGCAAATGGATGGGTTGAAAAGCCTGTAATTAAAACTATGTCAAAGGAGAAATCACATGGCAAATCATAAAGGCTCTGAAGGAGTCGTAAAAGTAGGTTCAGCAACTGTTTCTGAGATTAAAGATTGGAGTCTTTCTGAAACAGCAGATACAATAGAAGATACAACAATGGGCGATACTGCTAGAACTAGACAATCATCATTAACATCTGCAAGTGGTTCTTTGAGTGCGTTTTGGGATGAATTAGATACAACAGGTCAAGGTGCAATGACAGTTGGTTCAACTGTAACGCTAAATCTATACCCAGAAGGTGATACAACGGGTGATAAATTTGCAAGTTTAAGTGCAATTATTACTGAAGCTGGAACAAGTGCAGCTATGGATGGAATGGTAGAAGCTACATTTTCATTTGAATCAAATGGTGCTGTTACTTGGGCTGCGGTTTAAAAATTAAAAAACTTTACTTTAAAAATTAAAAAAAACGGAGTATAAAATGGGCATAAAAGAAAATGCTTTAAAACATTATCAAGATAAAATATCTGGCGAACTTCTTTCTGTTTATGTGGAAGAATGGGGTGGAAAAATCTATTATAGAGATACTATAAATGGAAAGAAGCAGTCAGCAATAATGAGTCTATATGCTAAAGATAAACATATTGAAGCAATGACAATGAGTTTAATTGTTAGGGCTTTAGATAAAGACGGTAACGCTATTTGGAATCCAAGAGAGCTTATTGAAGTTATGCGTGAGTATGACAACAATGTGGTTAGTAGCGTTGTTTCTGAAATTACAAAAGATGAGCCGACAGTAGAAGAAGCAAAAAAGCCTTAAAGTCGGATAACGACTTAAAATTTTATTGTCAACTTGCTGAACATTTACACAAGTCTATAGATGAAATAATGGAATTGGGTACAGGTGAACTTACTTTATGGGTGGCTTATTTTGAACTAAAGGAAAAAGATAATGGCAAGTAACCTAGCAACACTCGGAGTAAAGGTAGACCCAAGTCAAGCCATAACTGGTTCTGAAAAAGCATCAACAGCTATAACAGGTATTGGCACTTCAGCCAAAAATAGCATGGATAAACTCAAAGATATGGGTAAACGCATGGCTAAGATTGGTGGTGTTGCTCTTACAGGATTAGCAATATCTTCAGTTAAAACAGCAGCAGAATTTGAAGCTTCAATGAAAACAGTTTCCGCTATTGGTGGAGTTACTGGTGAAACATTTGATGCAATGAGAAACCAAGCTATGGAACTTGGTAAAACTACATCCTTTTCAGCTTCACAAGCAGCAGATGGTATGAAGTTCTTATCTATGGCAGGTTTTGATGCTGAACAAGTTATGGCTGCAATGCCTGGTGTTTTAGACTTGGCAGCAGCTTCAGGAACAGACTTAGCAGTAGCAGCAGATATAGCTTCAAACATTTTATCTGGATTAGGTTTAGAAGCCGAACAAACTGGAAAATTAGTTGATGTTATGGCTAAAGCTACATCCAGTTCAAACATGGATGTAATCGAAATGGGTGAAGCCTTTAAAATGGTTGCACCAATGGCTGATGTTGCTAATTTATCAATGGAAGGAATGGCTGCTATTATTGGTAAAATGGCTGATGCTGGTATTAAAGGAACAATGGCTGGTACTGGTTTAAAATCAGCTATATCAAGAATGTTAGACCCAACCAAGAAAATGCAAGAAGCAATGGATAAGTTAGGTGTAAGTATTAAAGAGCCAGATGGTTCAATGAAGAATTTTATTGATATCTTACAAGAAATGGAAGATAAAGGTGCTGGTGCTACTGAATTTGTTCAAATTTTTGGTAAACAAGCAGGTGTTAAATTAATGGCTGCTACCAAAGATGGCGTAGGTGCGTTAAAAGAATTAAAAGGAACATTAGAAGATTCAGGTGGTTCTGCTGAAGAAATGGCTAATAAACAACTTGAAGGTCTATCTGGTAGTTTAAAAATATTAAAGTCAGCATTTGAAGGTATGCAAATAGCAATCGGTGATAGTGGATTGTTAGAATTTGTTACACAGATGGCAGTTCAATTAACAGAATTTATACCAAAAATAGCAGAATTTGCTAATAAACATCCATTAATAACTAAGGTCGGTGTGGCTATAACTGCACTTGCAATAGCTGTTGGAATATTAGGTGGCCCGATTACTATTGTTATTGGTGCAATTGCATTATTAACAGCCGCTTGGATTAAATGGGGTGATGATATAAAAGAGGTATTTGAAAAAGTAGTTGATAAAATTAAAGCGATTATGCACAAAATGAAAATGGCTTTTATTGCTCCTATAAAAGCTATGTTTGAAAAGGTACAAGCAATAATGAATAAAGCACCTGATTGGATGGTACCTGATGGATTAAGAGATGGTGTTGATGGGGTGTTAGATGAATTTAGAAGAATGGAAGATGAAGCTGTTGGACATTCAATTATCCCTGATATGGTTAAAAAAATTGGTGAAGTAATGAATACATTAAAACCAGTTATGGTTACACCAGCAGAAGAAGCTGCAACTGCTGTTACTAACACATTTAAAAGCATGGAAAATTCAGTTGCTAATTCTATGAAAGGAGTTATTAAAGGAACTATGTCATTAAAAGATGCTTTAAAAAATATTTTTGCAAATTACGCTAATAATGTAATTGATGATTTTGCAAATAATTTTGCTTCTAATTTATTTAAAAGTTTTGCAGGTGGTGGTGGTGGAAGTCCATCAATACATATAGGTGCTGATAGATTTGCTACTGGCGGTAGACCACCAATGAATAGACCAAGCATTGTTGGAGAAAAAGGAGCTGAAATGTTTGTTCCAGATTCAGCAGGTACAATAATTCCAAATAATAAATTAGGTGGTCAAACTATAAATGTTACATACTCACCACAAATAAACGCTTTAGACCCAAGAACAGCACAATCAGTAATAGCTGAAAATGCTCCTACGATTGTAGCTGCTGTTAGACAAGCATTTAATCAAAATGGACAAGAGGTTGCAATATGAGTTTTCCCACATCCCCAGTACCAAACAGCATATCAATAACCAGTTTAAATCCTACTTATACAAGTGTAACTCACTCATTAAAAAGACAGGTAAGAACAAGGGGTGGACAGCGTTGGAGTATTGATGCAACTTTTCCCCCCTTGACTAGAACAGATTTTGCTCCTGTATGGGCATTTGCACAGAAACAAAAAGGGCAATTTGGAACATTTACTTTTGTACCACCTATTTATTCCAATACAAGTGGAACAGCTACAGGAACTTTACGTGTTAATAATACTGCTGGATATATAGCAGGAACAACTACAATTACAGTTGATGGATTAACAGGCACTTTAAAAGCTGGTGATTTTATTAAATTTGCTGGGCATGATAAGGTTTATACAATAGTTGGTGATGCTACTACTTCTTTAATTATAGAACCTGTATTACAATCGCCTGTTGTTAATAATGAAGTTGTAACATATAACGCTGTACCATTTACAGTAGCCTTTACAACAGACACTCAAAATATGTCAGTAGGTGTAGGCGGATTTGTTAACTACAGTATGAAACTAATTGAGGTCGTTTAATGAACAGAGGTTCAACTACAGCATTTCAAAACGAGGTTGTCAAATCAGCTAATAGACCAGTTCATCTTGCAGAAATAATTTTTGATGATGAAAATGTTTATATGAATGATGGTTACAAAACTATTACTTACGATAGTAAAGATTATGTTGCAGTAGGTAATTTCATGGGCTTTTCAGCTATACAAGAATCTGTTGAAGTTGTTGTTAGTAAAATATCAATGTCTTTATCAGGAGTTGACCAATCTATGATTTCACGCTTTTTAAATAAAGAGTATATAGATAGACCAGTAAAAATATATACAGCCTTTTTAAATGATGCTCAAGTCTTAGTTGCCAATCCTGTTCTTATATTTGAAGGAAGAATGGACACACCTGTTATATCAGATGACCCTATAGGCGGTAAGTCTATGATGTCTGTAACAGCAACTAATTCATGGGTAGACTTTACAAGAAAAACAGGTAGACATACCAATCATGAAGAACAACAGATATTTTTTGCTGGTGATAAAGGATTTGAATACGCTTCAGAAATAGTCAAAGATATAGTTTGGGGGAAAGCAGGTTGAATCCAGATGTTGAAATTAGATTACACAATTATGTAGAAACTCAAATTGGAATTCCTTTTGAGTTTGGGGTTAACGATTGTCCAATGTTTACGCTAGGTGCTATTGATATAATGCTTGGTACAGATTATAAAAAATCTTTTGTTGGTAAATGGAATGACCAAAAGTCTGCTTGGAAATACGCTAAGAAGAATGGTGATATATACGAACACTTATTAAAATGGGGTTTCAAACGAGTAGACATTCAATTTGTTCAGATTGGTGATGTTATTATCATGGCTCAAGATTTAGCACACGCTAAGAAATGGAGAAGTGTTGCTGTTTGTATGGGTTCAAAAATTGCTATTGTTTCTAACGAAAATGGTGTAGAGTTAGTTGATATAAGACAAGTACCTAATGTTACAGGAGTAGTTAGATATGGCAGTTAGTGTAATTGGTATAGCAGCTTCATTAGCTGGAACTTATGCAGGTACTTTTGCAACTACAGCAATTGGTGTAGCTTTAACACAAGGAATAGTAGGAACAGTTGTTGCTGGAGCATTAAGCGGTCTTATCCCTGATGAGCCACAAAATGGCGACCAAGTAGCAGAACAAGCAAGTGCTTTATTAAATAAATCCTCAAATAACGCTTCTCTGCCAGTTGTGTATGGATATAGAAAAATTGGTGGCACTAGAGTTTTTATGGAAGTGAGTGGTGATGATAATGAATACCTTCATGTGGTTATTGCTATGTCAGAGGGCGAAATTAACTCATTTGAGAATGTTTATCTAAATGACATCATATCTACTGATTCAAGGTTTAATGGCGTTTTAAATGTATATACTCACACAGGAACAGACAATCAAACTGCTGATTCTAATTTAGTTGCTTCATTACCAAATTGGACTTCTGCTCATAGACTTAGAGGAACTTCTTATGTTTATGTTAAATTAAAATTTGATGTTGATGCTTATCCTCAAGGATTACCAACAATAACTGCTGATTTAAAAGGAACAAAAGTTTATGACCCAAGAACAAGCACTACTGTTTGGAGCGACAATCCTGCTTTATGTATTAGGGATTATTTAACTAACACTCGATATGGTAGAGGAATAAATACATCTTTAATTGATGATGCTTCATTTACTGTAGCTGCTAATTATTGTGATACTACAGTTAATATAGGTGGTGCAGTAGTTAAAAGATATACAACAAATGGAATAGTTAATACCTCTCAAGGTTCGATTGGAATATTAAAACAATTACTTACCTCATGTAAAGGATTTTTAGTATTTACTGGTGGCAAATATAAATTAATTATTGATAAGGTTGAAACTGCT